ATGGGCCTGCCCACATTGTCAGACCCGGCGTTAGTCCGCCATCCAATCGACCAGAAAGCGCCACATTAACCATCGGTACTGTGGTTGGAATTACATCCTTTTCAGTAAAAAATTTAGATTTTGCTAAAATAGCACTATCTTTAATTGTCGAATTCTTCTTTAATTTTTCAAGTAAACTCATATGTTTCTCCAATATACATTATAAAACCAATTCGTATTCTTTGCCACCTAACTTGCCCTTGGGAAAGAAGTTAAATGCTAAAGAATATCGTGTGCTCTCTGAATCATTCACCGAGATTGAATGCAATGCATTTGACGGAAATAAAAATAGTTGATCATTGTGAGGTCGAAATCTCCACATTTTTGAGTTAAATGTGTTTTGAGTTTTCACATCTATATCCAACGCCAGTGGAAATAAATTATCCCAACCGGTGCTTTTATGAAAAATTAAATCTCCACTTTTTTCACTTACATCCAAATAATAAACACCACTCAATAAACAGTTGGTGTGAGCATGCATTTGTCCCCAATCACCAACATCATGCTTAACAACCCAAGAATTCTTCATTTCAAAAGACACTTCAGGAGTCAATTCTAAAACTACATCAACATAATCACGTAAAGCATCCATTATGTTATTTTTCAAAGGTGCAACTTCTGGCCGATCCAAAATATACTTATCAACAGAATACCACCCATTACCGGAAAACATTCTTTCAAATTCTACATTGATAAGAAATTGTTTTATTTCTTCACTTGCAGTATTTAATTGTGTGTTAGATACGGGTACAGCAAATAATGGCACAACAGTAAATGATCTATCCAAAAAAGTCCTCCAGAGAACTAGTTTTGGTTGCTTTCCAACCAATCTTATCTAGAATAATAATCAAGGGATCAACAAATGATTTTTCAAATTGCATTTCATAATCAACAAATTGTTCAATGTTGAATTCTTTTGGAATTCTATTGACAAATGATATCACATCTGTTTTGAAAATGTTAGGCTCTTTTAGGTAAATAAACTTAATCTTTTCGCCCTCTTGAATCTTCTGTGCAGTTCTGGTAAGATTCAATTCATCGATCATATGATTATAAACAAGAGCTCCACGAACATGCATTGGTGTGCCCTTAGACCAAATCATTTTTGAATCAGAATATGTATCTAAACCATTGACAGAACGGGGAAAAGAAATGTCTTCAATTGGCAACTGTTTGAATTCATCTTTGAAATTTGCAATGTAATCTTGCAGTTCTTGTTCTGAACCTTTCAATATAATCTTGAGCGATTCTTTAATTTTTTCGCGGCAAGAAGATGGTGTCGAGGACTTGATGGCTTCCAAACCTTGAATTTTAATTTGTGGTTCGGCATATTGCACGCCTTCAGAATTATGAACATTTAGAATGTAACGCTTCTTGGCAGTCCAAATTGCTTTGTCGGCCAAAACTTCGCGTTTCATTTTCATTTTTTGTTCATACGCATGGACATATGAAGCAAGGTCTTGATAACTATGATCAATATAAGGTTGTATCTTCTCCTCACATACCTTGTCCATGAATGACACCATCCTGGTTGTGTCTGTTCTTTGTGTCGAATCAAACACGCTTTCAATAAGTCCACCAAGATGCAGATATATCGAGTCTGTATCCGAAGCCAAAACATAATCTTTACTTTCAGTTTTAAGTATTTTGTTCATGTAATGGTTGATTCGGTTTTCAATCCATCGAATAGATAATTGACCAGCAAGAGTAATGCCCTCAGCTTGTCGAATGTCAAAAAATCGAAAATATTCAGACCCTAGAGCGCCATAAGCAGAATTCAAACATTCTTTCTTAGTCAACTGTAGGTTATTGAACTTAGAAACTAAATCACCATATTCCTTTTTTTCTTGTTGTGTGACAGCGTTTTCGTATTTCTGCTTTGATTCAAGCATCTTCTTCTTATACTTAGTACGGTCATTATACATTTTCTCCAGAATTTCGGGCAAGAAACCTTGTTTATTGGTTCTGAAAAATTGTCCGTTTGGAGTCAATGTAACGCCATCAAGACCGGATAAGTTTATTTCTTGTTTCAATAGTTTATCGACACTAACTCCATCTGAAATAATTTTACGCATTGTCTGATTGTAATCTCTAGGTTCTACAATCGTATCTGGCGAAATATTATATTGCATCATCAAATGCGGATAAAGACTGTTCAAGTCGAAAGAAGCCACCCAATCAAACATACCAGTTTGTGGTTCTTTGACATATGCGCCCTCATATGCTGCATTCTTTTTTGACGGAACTTTTGGTGGAATGACAATCTTCTTATTATACAAATGATTAAAACAAATCGTGTCCCACATTCTCACTTGCATGAACACATCATTGTAATTGACCTTTGCATCATAAGCGATGGTCAAAGCCATCTCAACTAGTCGGCCGCTTGCGTTGAGCTTTTCGACAAGTTCCACATCTCGGATGTTATATTCAATAAATTTTTGATAGTTTCTTTTATACAAATCATGGAGGCCATCATATTCTTCATAGGTTATTTTTTGTCCGACACCTTCTGCTTGTGCAATGGTGTCCAATCGGTAATTTTCCTGCGATTTGTTTGGTGAGAATTTACGATAAAGTCTCAAGTAATCCAGTATTGAAATGCCAATCAAATCATAAGTTTGGAAGGTTTTGTTATACAAAGTTTCTTCATAAGAGAATGTCAAATTCCAAGGCGACATTTTCTTTGATTCTTCTTCGCCAACAATTTTGATTATTCGATTCATCAAATATGGCACATCGAAACCAATTACATTCCAACCGGTCAGAACATCTGGATATTTCAATTGCCAGAGAGCCAAGAATTTCTTCAACAGATGATATTCATCCGGACATTTAATATATTCTACATCATCTCTGTGTTTTTGATAATCGCCACAACCAAAGACATAATATAGTTTGTCATCTGAAAACTTTATTGTGATGGCGGTAATTGGCTCTGAAGCGGTTCTTGGTTCTGGAAAACCATTCTCTGAACCAACCTCAATATCCAAATTAGCGACACATATTTCTTCAATCTTCCAGTCGATCATTTCTTCTGGATGATTTTCAGCAATCAAAGCATATTCATGCTTTGTGTTGCCAAATATTTTGAAGTTTTCAACGCCTTCATACTTTTTTACAAAATCTTTAGCATCACGAATAGTTTCAAATTTGTTCGGTTCTAACGAATCGCCTTGCAAAGAAACCCAACCGGTATTCTTTTTAGTTGGCAAAAACAAAGTAGGCGAATACTGAATTTTGTTCCGTACTCGCCTACCATTTTCAACACCGCGATACAGCACACTACTGCCGTATGTAAAAACATTAGTGTAATATTTTTTACTCATTCATACATTATATCAGACTTTTGGAATGACAGAGGCAATTTGAATACCTGAGCCGAAGATTTGATTATACTGGTTTACAAGCTCTGTTACTGGTGTGGTAATACACAAGATATCCGTTTCAGAAATTGTAACTCCAGTTTTAAATTCTTCCGAGTATTCTAAAAATGGAACAAAACCAACAACTGGTCCTTCTTTGGTTGCTTGCATCACAACTTGAACAGGACACTTCAAAGTCTTAGATAGATAAGTGTCCCAAACTTCAGCCAATATTGTATGATTGGTTTTCAAAGTAATCAATTTAAGTTTCATACTCTAACTCGCATTTCCTGGTTAAAAACTCCAATTGTAACCCAACGCTTGGGGAACAACATTTCTCGACCACGAAAATCATTCATATCATAGTTTGGATCGGGAACAAAGCCAACCAATTCAACCATACCATCAAAATCACGAAGAACCAAATCATACTTCTCCGACCTAGGCAATTTGAAATCGATAGCAAGTTTCTTTGCAAGTTCACGAATGTTCATAGTTTTCCTTATAAAAACAAAAGTTAATTATATCAGTCAAATATTTTTTATGCGGCAATTTTCTGACTATCGCCTGGCATAACTCGGTAATTATCTTCAACCGAATCTGGCGTTGACACTTCAATGATTGTTCCTTCTTCTAAACAAATCAATTGGTGTGGCACCAAAGGCGGATTATGCCATACATCACCCTCAAATAATGTTTTTTGTGTTGTAGCGGCAGTTTTGGTGTCAATAGCTTTAACTAAAAATCTACCTTTTAAAACATACCAAGTTTCATCTTTAACTGCATGGAAATGCATACTAAATTTAGCACCTTTGTTAAAGTTCATAAACTTGCCACAATATTTGTCGTTGGTCGCCCAAATATATTCGGAACCCCAACCTTTTTCAACATGTCCCAACAGCCTAGTCATAATTTATTCCTGTTCAATTCGTGGTTATAAGTTCTTTGCCTTAGTTCGGAAGAACTAAAACGATGTTTTCGTGAATTATAAATTATTTTTACACCGTTGTCTTCACATATTTTTTTGCCAGTAAAATCTTTGCCTTTGTATTCTTCACCAATAATTCTCATAGTGATTGGCAATATCATTAATAAATCTTCTAAGTCTTTTTCGGTGCTATACACAATGATTTCATCTATGAATTTTACCGCAGACAGTTGAACATATCTTTCAACAATTGATTGAACTGGTTTATTTTTTGTATCTGGCCTATCGATAGTTGGATCTGTTTGAAGTCCAACTATTAAATAGTCGCAAATGCTTTTTGCTTCAGCCAACATAATGATATGTCCAGCATGTAACAAGTCAAATGTAGAACATGTAAATCCTACACGCAAATCAGATTTATCAGGAAGACTTAACATATTTACTAAAATCGGGTTCTTGCCAACCCTCAGGCTTCAAAATTTTACCATCATCTCTACGATTGACTTTGCCAGTCGCAGCATCAATTTTACTTAGGTTTGTTTTTGTAACTTCACTCCAAGCGCCATCAATGTCCCAACCTTTCATATGACAATAACCTAAGATAACCCAAATCATGTCCATGCAAGCGTCAAGTTGTTCTACATTATCATTTTTCTTTTCTGCATCCATGAACTCCCAAAATTCTTCAACGATTAATTTTCGATAAAGATTCACATTTTCTTTTGAGGGATTTTGATCACACGCCCTCAGAAAGGTCAGAACATCATGTTGCATCATCTTACTCCATCAATACATAATCTTGTTTCGAAACGCCGCACTCAGGACAGTTCACTTCATCAGGCAAACTCAACCAATCGGCTTCAGAGAGTGTGTGACCACAGACCACACAAACATAAACTCTTTCTTTCTTTTGTTCTTCCATTATAGTGCTCCTAAAACTTTTTTATATGCATCAGCGTGACGCTCTTCTACTTTCTTCAACGCAGCAAAACGCTTTTCTGCCAATTCTAGAACTTTCTTAAACTGCTCAGCATGTTCTTTAGATTCAACAATTTGATTCATCATTTCTTTTTCTACAGCATCATTTTTTTCCATGATAGCTGCGCGTTGAAAACTTGGGTACATTTCGGTGAATTCATAAGTTTCACCCTCAATGGCTTTTTCAAGGCATTCTTTTGTTGAAGGCTTACCAATCAACAACTCAAGGTGGCCCCATGCATGAAGAATTTCTTGATTGGCGGTGTGTTCAAAATGTTTAGCCACATCCTCAAATCCTTCTTCGCGAGCAATTTTTGCAAAGTATCGGTATTTGATGTGAGCCATGCTTTCGCCAGCCAACGCCTTTTCTAAATTTGACAAAGTAATAGACATAATTTCTCCTTTAAAAGATGACTATCAATATACTTAGTGTAATAGTCATATACTATTTGATTGTTTTTTTCTATCTTCAAAATCTATATTTTTAATGTATACTGCACCATCTTTTACTTCATAATCCAACTTGTCTCCAACCAACCATCCTATTTCAGTAAGTAATTCTTCTGGAATTTCAACCAACGCATCACCATTTTCTAAAATCTCAAGCACTTGACTTGTGTATATTTTATTAGACATTGTTCACATTCAAATTACATTTCTTTAAAAATTCTATGCCATCATCGCTACGATAGGCGTTTCGATAGTAAACAGAATTGATGCCGCTTTGATAGATAAGTTTAGCACAATCAAGGCATGGTGCATGAGTAATAAACATTGTTGCACCATCTCCAGATTCTGTAGACTTGGCTAGTTTAGCGATTGCGTTTGTTTCGGCGTGTAATACTTCGGGTTTTGTTTTTAGTCTGTAACGCCACTTTACTGCATTGCCATCTTTGTCAACATATATTCCTTCATAGGGCCATTCTTCTTTCATTTCTTCAGGATCAAGACATTCACCCGTTGAACACCATTCTTTTTCTTCGCAGTTATTTTCCCAACCACTTGGCATTCCATTATAACCAATAGAAATAATTCGGTCATTTTTGACAACAATGGCGCCGACATGCAATCTACGAGCTGAGGAAAGTTCTGCGAAAACTTCAGCAGTCTTCATGTATGCATCGATAAATTTTTGTTTCATTGCAAGAAAGCGAGAGGCACTTCAATCTTACGAAGCCGATTTGCGTACATAAAGAAGGGAACAAATCTTTCATTTATGAAACCAGGATATCTCCAAGGTAGAGGCTCTGTACAGCTATAACTCTTGGTGTTCTTATCGGGAAAAACTTCACTACAATTTTTCCAAATGTAATCCATGATGGTAAAGTATTCATGCACCATTTGCTTAAACAATTCTGACCTCATCACATAAGTGCATTCATAATTACACAAACTGTAATCTGTAAACCAAATTGTGTGTTTAGCATATTCAGGATACAATTTAACTATCGCTTCTTTGAATAAAAACCAATATTCTGGTAGCTGCGATTCTAAGTATTGATTTTCGATTGATGTGTGCATATATCTAAACCGAGAACACACAACATCAGCTGAATTTAGATAATATAATAGTTTGTTCTTTTGTGATTCTGATGTTAAAGCTTTGCACACATCTTCACTCATAGGCAAATGAAGTTTTTCTTCCGTGTAACCAACATTTTGTTCTACAGCCAAATACCTACGATAAGAACCAACACCAAGATATTTTGATGTTGTGTTCGTTTCGGCCAAATAGAGATCAGTTACTTGTTGTCCTAAAGCTTTCAAAAAGTTTACTTCTGAAACATTAGAATAGTAGTCGCGCAATTTTTTTACTGCGGGGTGAAGGTACACATTAGTACATCTTGAGTCATAAGGATGCCATTCATTGGGATCATCACAAGCAGCATAAGATAGCTTAACCCACGAGGAATCAAAATTAAAAGGCACACTTTTATGTGTGTGTACCATCATCGTCACATCAGTCATAATAATCCTAAAATGGGGCCGAAGCCCCATTAGTTAAGCAACTTCTTGCAGAAGTTTTGCTTGAGGTTTTGGAAGTTTCAG